GTGCTTTGGACCGGGCGCGGGCAAGTCGCATCTGTGGCTGGCGTCGGTGTACCCGCAGGCGAAGATCGCGTATGACCGGCTTACCCGCTGGCTCCGCAAGGCAGACCCCGGCAAGATCATTTGGGATGAGAACAAGTCCGAGCTGTGCATCAAGTTCGCCAACGGCTCGCGGTGGTTCTTCAAGGGCGGCGACAACGCAGACAGCGTGTACGGTGCCGACTACGCATCGGCGGTGATTGACGAGGCCAGCCGCGTCAACGTGGAAGCCTGGCACGCGGTACGGTCTACGACGACGGCGACACGCGGACCCATTCGCATCATCGGCAACGTCAAGGGCCGAGCAAACTGGGCGTACGCCCTGGGGCTGAAAGCAAAGCAGGGAGAGCAAGGACTCGCGTACCACGTCCGCACGGCGATGGACGCCATCGCGGACGGCGTGACGAATCCCGAGGAAGTCGAGGACGCGAAGCGGGTACTGCCCGAACACGTCTTCAAGGAACTCTACCTGTGCGAGCCAAGCGAGGACGGGGCCAACCCCTTTGGCTTGTCGCACATCCGCGCGTGCATCCGCCCGATGTCGTCAAAGCCGCCGGTCTGCTTCGGTGCCGACTTAGGAAACGCTCAGGACTACACCGTCATCGTGGGGTTGGATGAGGACGGGGCGACGTGTTTCTTTGAGCGGTGGCACAAGCTGGGTTGGGAACTGACGACGGAGAAGCTCGCCAAGATCATCGGCGAATTGCCCGCGATGGTTGACGAGGCTGGCGTGGGTTCGCCGGTTGTCGATCGTCTGCGGCGCGTGTGCCCGAATGTCGAAGGGTTCCAGACCGGCGCCAAGAAACAGATGTTGCTGGAAGGGCTGTGCATGTCCATCCAGCAACGGACGATTGCATACCCCCCGAACAGCCCCGAGTGTCAGATTCAGAGCGAGCTTGAAGCGTACGAGTACGAGGTGGGGCGAACGGGCAGCGTGTCGTATTCCGCACCGGCTGGCCTGCACGACGACTGCGTAATTGCCCTGGCCCTTGCTGCCCTTCGCCATGACCGCGTGAAGGTGGCGGGCCAGATCAAAGTTGAGTGGGTGGGACTCGGCAAAGAGGACCGGGACATCTGGGATTCACTCTCTAACGACGACGAATGGGCCGAACGGCTCACGTAACCAATGGCAAAGGCACGCGCGAAGCCGCGCACGATCAAACCGACCGAAGCGTCTGTCGAGTATTCGCTGGCGTACACGCGCCCGCAGGATACGAGCGGCGCACGGTTCACCGTCGCGGGGCGTGCAGACCTTCTGCTGCCGCGTATCAACCAGTGGCTAGAGATTGCCGCTCACGACAACGCACAGACGTGCGCGGGCGTGCCGATGCGTCTGTACCGCTCTGCGAAGGCGTCGGGGCGTGGTAAGCAGTGGGGCGGCGTCAAGGTTGACAAGGCACGTACGGCGTACCTGAAGGGCGATACGGGCGAGTACCCGAGCCTGAAGGCGATCGCGTGGGCTACGCAGGGTGAAGACATTGAGGAAGTCGTAGACGGTGACCTGCTCGCGTTCCTCCGCAGGCCCAACCCGTGGATGAGCGGGCGGGACTGGACGTACCTGCGATTCAAGAGCAAAGAGACGGTCGGTAACTCGTTCGCGTGGGTTGCCACGGACGGGCCGGAGCTGGAGGCGTACTTCCTGCCACCGCAGGGCGTGCGTGTTGTCGCGTCGATGGATGAGCCTGTCTCAGCCTACCGCTACTCGCGGATGGGTGACAGGTATCTGGACATTGCCCCCGAGCAGGTGCAGCATGGCAAGTTCCGCCCGTCGATGCTGGACTGGCGTATCGGCGAGTCGTGGACGCATGGGTTGATCCAGGCTGCCGACGTGTTGCAGGCTGCGGTAGACGCACAGCTCGCACACTGGCGCAACGGTGCCCGCCCTGATTGGTTGCTCACTTTGCCGCAGGGTGCGTCGGTCGAGACTCAGAAGTCCATCAAGGCCCAGATTCAGAACGAGCATCGCGGCCCGCAGAAGCGCGGCGGGTTCATGGTTGCCCCAGAAGGCACCAACGTACACACGCTCGGCTACGCCCCGAAGGATCGCGGGTACGAGGCCGAGATGGACTACTACCGCCGCATGATCGACGTCGCGGCTGGCCGTCCCGAATCGCGTTCCAAGATGAACGACGCGAACCGGGCGTCGGCACAGGCAGGCGAGACGCAGTACGCACGGCAGACGATCCTGCCCCGTCTGAGCAACGACGCGGAAGAGTTGACCGAGTTCCTTCTGCCCCTGTTCGGTTTGACCCCCGGCGAGTATTGGCTTGCCTACGACAACCCGGTAGCCGAAGACACGCAGGCCCGCACCGATCGCGTGCAGAAGTTGACCAGCTACGGCGTAATGACCATCAACGAGGCCCGCGCCCTTGAGGGTCTGGACCCGGTAGACGCTGCCATCGGCGACGTGCTGCGGTACAACGGGCAGCCGTTGGCGGTCGAGGTGGAAGAGGAAGAGGCTGACGACGCGGAAACGGAACCGGGCGAAAACGAGGCGGGCGAAGAGGCCGAGCAGGAAGACGACATCGACCCGACCGAGGAAGCGACCAAGCGTGCAACGAAGGCGATCCACGACCTGACGCACAAGGCCGGTTGCGGGTGCTGCACGATCAAGGAATACGACGGCGAAGCGATCGACCCTGCATTTGGCGAGATTTCCGAGGATTTTGAGGACGCCGTAGCCGCGTGGATCATCGCCAACTCTGAGAACGCCAGCATCGGCATCGACGGCACCGTGAACGTGGACGAGTCGGGGCTTGGTGACACGCTTTCCGCGTACATCATCGCTGCCGTAGGCGTGTCCTTGTTCGGCGTGCTGTTCGGAAAAGTGAACTACGCCAAGCGTGACGCGGATGCGGCTGCGGAAGAGATTGATAAGGCGGTCGCACGCTACCGATCCTCGCCGATGAACGAGGCCGACAAGGAAGCCATGCGGCGATCGGTCGCGGCGAGCATCAAACAGCACTGCGAGCAGGGCAACGTCGGCAACGTGATTGCGAAGCTGGACGGTGACGCGAAGGAAGTCGCACGCGGCGTTGCTGCGGACGTGTACCAGTGGGCGGAATCGGACGGGTCCGGTAGTGCGGCACCGGTGATTCAGGCTTCTTACGGCAAGCTCTTGAGCCTTGCCGCGTTGGGTGCCTTGATCGCGGAACAGGCCCGCCGTGCGCGTGGTCTTGGCGGTGCGGCCAACCGTTACGCCCGCCGTGTCGCGTCGGGCATGGCGAACACGCAGCGCACGCTTATCACGAGCGCCGTCGTAGCGGCCCAGGCTGGCGGCGTGCCGTTGGATGCGGCCCTTATGTCTGCCCGTTCGTCTGCGGCTGAGTCGGCGTCGTATCGCTCTGTAGCCGTTGCCCGCACCGAGATTGCCGCCACCGACAACTACACCAACATCTGGGCGTACTCGGCTGGCGGGCGCGTTGAAGGTGTCGAGTGGGTGCTGTCTGCCGTCCCGTGCCAAGCGTGCATCCTGCTCGCCATTGACACGGCACAGGCCAATGGGTCAATGGACCCCGTAGCCGCTGCCGGATTCCGCCAGCAGGCCGAGGCGATCGGACCCGGTTACAACGACAACACCAAACCGCAGCTGGCCGCGCTGGGTGCGTCCATCATGGCGTCCGGTGCCAACTTTACCGTGCCGCTGGGCCGGGCGTTCGGTCAACCGGGCCAAGCCTTCGGCAACATCGACGTAGACGACGACGCGGCGGCACGCCACATGGCATGGCTGCAAGCCGCTGGCATGGCTGACGGGCGACAGGCTGGCACGTTCGAGTACGGCATTCACGCCCCGCCGCTGCATCCCAATTGCAATTGCTCTATCCGGCCCGTCTTCCGAGCCTAACCAATGTCATTCGAGATACAGACCATCAAATCCCGCATCGCGGCGATCAAGTCGCGGCATGGGCTGGCCGAGGATGCGCCCGTTGGCATCTTCGCCACGTTCGATACGAAAGCCGCACTCGACACCGAGAACGGCAATAACGACGTGCTGGCGATCGCCACGACCGACAACGTAGACCTTGATGATGAGGTTGTGCTGCCGAGCGGGTGCGATTGGTCGTATCTGAATGCGAACCGCAAGCTGTTCGTAGACCACCAGTACGACATCTCGCACTGCGTCGGTGCCCTTCGCTCGATGGCCCCGTACCCGTCGAAGGGTGCGATGAAGGGCTGGTCGATTCGGGCACGCCTCTACGACGGAATGCCCTACCCCGCTGCCGAGGCTGTTCAGAAGATCATCGCACAGGACGGTATCGGCATCAGCATCGGGTTCCTGGCACTGGACTACGGCGCACCGACCGCAGACGAGCGGATCAAATACCCCGGCGCGTCCTCGATCGTCCGCAAGTCGAAGCTCTTGGAAGCATCGTTTACCTGCCTGCCCTGCAACGTGTCGTGCCAGACGCAGCGCGTGAGCATCGACGACAGCAAGGCCGCGAACATCGCCGCACACGTTGACGCGAAGGCACGCGACATCCTGAGCATCAAGCTCCCCCGACTCTCGATCAAACTCCCGCCCGTGTCCTAACCGGCACGCGCGGTCTTTCCCCTTCCCACGTTCACGACGGCCAACGCCTGACCACTACGGCGCGTGTCTACTGCGCGCCCGCGTGTCGATCGCGTGATGCCCGGCTGAGCAACGGACTTCCCACGTTCCAACCGGAGACACATACCCATGAATCGCAAGCAACTGCTCGCAGCCTTGACCGCTGCGGGCTACACCGGCAAGGCTGACCTCGCCGACATCAAGCAGTATCTCGCCAACGAGGGCCGAGATTCCGACAGCATCACCATCAACGACGAGACGCACAAGATCGACGACGTGTTCGCTAAGGCTGCTCCCCTGAGCGCCAAGGTTGACACGGAAGCCGATGAGCCTGTCATTGTCGCCCCCAGCAAGAAGGACGCCACCGGCTACAAGAAGACCGTTGGCAAGCTCGAAGGCAAGGGCGAAATCGGCGTCATCGTCAAGGGCCGCGACCGCTCGTATAAGCGGTACGAAACCCTCATCGCCAACCGCAGCAATCCGAACGCCAGCAACCGCGAGAAGGCTGTCTTTGACACGCCCGAGGATGCGGAGACGTTCGGCGCGTGGTCGCGTCTCAATCTCGCCGCCCAGATCAACAAGTCGTACAAGGCTGAGGGCGAGGACCGCGACATCATCCAGAAGGCTGGCCTCACCTACGACAACACCCTCGGCGGCGCGACCGTTCCGCAGGAGTTCATGAACTCGCTCATCTGGCGTACCGAGCAGTACGGCGTTGCTCGCCGTCTCGCGCAGGTCGTTCGGATGAACAGCGACAACATGGTCATCCCGCGTCGTACGGGCCTCGTGACGATGGGCTTTGTCGCTGAAGGCGCTGGCCCGTCGCTTCAGGACAACCGCTACGACAACGTGGAACTGACCGCTCGCAAGGCGATTGGTCTGTTCCAGGTGTCCACCGAGTTGTTCGAGGACTCGGCCATCAACCAGAGCAACGAGTACGCCGACAGCGTGGCTGAGGCGCAGGCGTTGCTTGAGGATCAGATTTACTTCCTCGGCGATGGTTCGGCCACCTACGGCGGCTTCAACGGCCTTGCCAACGCTCTCCCGTCCGGTGCGTACATCTCGGGCGTGGCGTGGGGCAGCATTACCACGGCCAACATCCAGAACGCGATGGGCAGCGTCCAGAACGTCAAGAACGGCAATCTGGCGTTCGTCTGCTCGCGTCAGTTCTACTTCCAGGTTCTTGCCCGCTTGGACAAGGCCGCTTCGCAGTTCAAGGAGCTTGCAGGCGCGAACCCCAGCTTCACCGCTGGCTCGATCGCTGTCGGCAACTTCCTCGGCTACCCCGTCTACATCTCGCAGGTTCTCCCGACCGCTACCGGCGCGAACAAGGCGTGCTACTTCGGCGACTTCTCGGGCATCAGCAAGATCGGCGACCGTCGCCAGCTCTCGCTCGATGTCAGCCGCGAGTACGCCTTCAACGCGGACCTCATCACCATGCGGGCCACGGCTCGTTTGGCTGTCAACGTCCACGGCGATGGCCGCGCCAGCACCTTCGGCCCGGTGGTCTGCATCCAGGGCGCGTAAGCCGCTGGGTAGTTCCTCACACACGCACAACACGCGGGCACTCCCCGCGTCGGAGATTTTCACACATGATTCAGGGACAAAACGAACGTGGCATCGTGGCACTCGCGCCGTCCAGCGCCGCCACCAACGCCACCGCGTCTTCGGACGCTATCGACACGCTGGGTTGGAAGCACCTCAAGATCAACTTTGTGGGTGCGAAGATTTCGGCCACCAACGCCAGCACGCTCATTACTTCGGTCAAGGTGCAGCACGCGACCTCTTCAACCGGCGCTTGGGTT